GCGCCGATGCTGTTCTGCTTCGACACCTGTCGGCATCTCATCAGGACGCTGCCGCTGATGGAGCATGACCACGACCGGCCCGAGGACATCGACACCGACGCCGAGGACCACGCGGTTGACGAGTGTCGTTATGCCTGTCTGTCGCGGCCTTGGGTCAAGCCGTTGCCGAGGGTCGAGAAGCCGGTCGGCATGAAGGGTTACTCGGTGTCGAAGCCGACGCGCGAGCGTCTCAACGTGACGGATATGTGATGCTGCTCGACATCGGCTTGGTCGCGGGCGGAATAGCCATCGGCATCTTTCTGGTCTGGCTGCGCATCGTGACCACCAAGACTTATTTCTGAGATGCTCAACTGGGGCATGAAGCCGGTGCCTGGCCCGCACGCGCCGCTGTCCAAGGCCGAGTGCTGCCTGCTGACCGAGGCCGAGGGGCGCACGGTCGTCTTGATCACCGACCATCAGATCCATTCTGTCGACAAGGACGGCAAGCCTTGGGTGCAGTGGCGCCCTGACCCGCGTTTTCCGCCCAGCCCAGCAGTGAGGGGTTGAATGCCGCCTCCGATGCCTGCCAATGTCTTGCCGTTTCCGCGCCAGCCTGGTGGTGTGCTGGGGCTGGGCGGAATGCTGCCGCCGGGCGGTCTCCCTCCTGGATTAGGCGCCGCGCCATTGCCTCCGGGGCAAGGTGCGCCTCCAGGTATGCCGCCCGGCGGCGGTCAAATGCTTCCTGGGCAACCCGGCATGATGCCGCCGCAGCAGGGACCGTTGGTGAAGCCGGTGTTCGCGCTGAAGCCGCTCGGCGAGGCGCCGGCCGAGGACGATAAGGAGCCGATCGAGCCGCCCGACGTCGTCGACCTGCGCCGGCAATTCTCAAACTTCGTGGCGCTCAAGGCCGACGAGATCGCCGAGGCCAAGATCGCCATTGAGTACTATCACGGCAAGCAATTCTCCAAGCAGCAGCTGAAGGACTTCTTTGCCAGGCGCCAGGCGCCGATCGTGTTCAACCGCGTGCGGCCCAAGATCAACTCGATCGTCGGGGTGCTCAAGAAGATGCGCGGCGACCCCAAGGCCTTCGGCCGCAACGCGCCCGACGAGGCCGGCGCCGAGCTGGCGACGCAGTGCGTGCGCTCGGCGCTCGATGCCTGCCATTGGGACACCAAGGAGTCGGCGCTGCTGGTGATGGGCTGCTGCCACGGCCTCGTCGTGGCCGAGCTGGGGTTACCGCCTGGTGACAAGGGCGATTGCAACCCGGATGTCGCCCCGGTCGACTCGCGCACCTTCTTTTATGATCCGCGCAGCCTGCAGCACGACCTCTCAGACGCCCGCTACATGGGCACGTCGAAGTTCGTCACCCAGGACGAGTTCGAGGAACTGTTCCCGCCGCAAGACGGCAAGCCGGGTTGGGACGAGGCCTCGGGCTCGCATGGCGACGACTCGCAGACCGAGTTCGAATACGACAAGCAATACTTGTGGTCGCAAGGCAAGAATAAGCTGAGACTGGTCGAGCATTGGTATCGGACCAAGGGCGAGTGGCGTTATTGCTTCTATGCCGGCTCGACGATACTCGACTACGGCCGCTCGCCTTTCTACGACGAGAAGGGCAAGACCGTCTGTCGCTATATCGGCTTCGTGGTGCAGATCGACGAGGAGGGCGACCATTACGGCTTCGTGAGGCACCTGCGCGGGCCGCAGGACACCATGAATTTTGCGAAAATGAAGATGGCCTGGATCGCCAGCGCCAGGCAGCTCAAGGTCGGGCGAAGCGCTCTTGGTGGAGACGGCCAGGACATCGAGACCAAAAGAACAGAAGCAGCAAGAGCCGATGGCGTCTTGATTTGGGAAGTAGACCCAAATGAAATCGAAGTCATCACACAAGAAGCTGAGTTCTTAAAACAAGCCCAATTCTACCAGGACGCCAAGCAGGAGATCGACAATTTCGGCCCGAGCCCCGCGCTCGCCGCCCAAGGCGGCGCGCCGGCCGACGTTTCGGGTCGCTCACTGGCCATGCAGCAGCAGGCCTCGCTCGCCGAGCTCGGGCCGTTCCTCGAGTCGTGGAATGGCTGGCGCCTGCGCATCTACCGGGCCCTGTTTGTGGCGCAGCAGCGCAACTGGCAGGCCGAGCGCTATCTGCGCGTCACTAAGGACCAGCAGACGGTGCAGTATGTCCAGGTCAACGGCATCGGTCTCGACGAGTATGGCCGGCCGATCCTGGTCAACGCCATTGGCAACCTCGACGTCGAGATCCTGATGGACGAGGGCCCGAACACCGCCAACGTCATGGGTGACTCGTTCGACCTGATGAGCGCTCTGGCCCTCAAGGGCATGCCGATCCCGCCGCCGGCCTTGATCGAGCTGTCGCCGCTGCCGCGCTCGGAGAAGGACAAGTTGAACGCGCTGATGAACCAGCAAGACCCGGCCAAGGTTCAGATGCAGCAGGCCACCATCGACAAGACCAAGTCGGAGGGCACCAAGAACATGGCCCAGGCGCAGGCGGCGGTGATCGACGCCAAGCGCAAGGCCGCCATGACCGGTCCGGACGCGGCGCTCAGCCAGGCCACGGCCGTGCACAAGCTGAGCCTCGCTCATCACGAGGTCGGCAAGGCGCACGCCACGCAGACCGGCGCCGCGATCGACGCCATGCAAGCCCTCAACCCGCAGCCGAGCGGCGACACTGCGGGTGGAGACGGGGGCCCGTCTGGTTCCCAAGCCGCACCAGGCGGGCCTCCGGTATCTGGGCCGCCTGTCCCTGGCGGGCCACCCGTGCAGGCCCCTGACGGGCATTTCTACGTGCACGCGCCGCACGCCGGCGGCAACTACCAGCGGGTGCTGGTGAGGCCTTGAGGTGACGCCATGATCGCCATCGCCATCGAAGTGCTGTGGCTCCTGATCGGGGCCATCTGTTTGGCCGGCGTCATCTGGCTCGTGCTCTACGGGATCAATCACTTCATCACCGAGATCCCGCCAAGGATCGAGCAGGGCATCTGGTTCATCGTGCTCTTGCTCATCATTATCGGCGCCCTGACCCTGCTCGCGGGAGGCAGTCTTCGACCGGCGTTCATCCGTTAGCCAGGTGCCGGATCGTGTGGTCATCCCGCCCGCGCCGCCTGACATCTGCGAGGGGTGCTGATGGCCGAATATGCGCTGCAGCCGGTCGGGCATGACCCTTATGCCCAGGCGCTGGAGCCGGTCGCGCACGATCCCTGGTTCGCGCCGCATGCGCACGAGCCGCTGATCGTCCCGGTGCAGGCGCGCCCCTCGACGGCGCCGGCGCCGATCGCGCCCGACATGGCGCCGGCACCGGAACGTTCTCCGAACCTGCAGCCGGCCGCTGCAGGTTCTGGAAATGATCTGGCAAGCTCTGATCTGGGTGGACTCGCCGACACCTGGTTTCCGCCGCGTCCCGCCGGGTCGCCCTTCAACGTGCCGGACCCGCTGGCGACGCCGACTGCGCAGCGAGCCCAGGAGCGTATGGCGGCCGCGCCGCTGCAGGTGGGCACGCCAGGCGCCGACGATGCCTTCCTGCAGCATGAGCCGGGCCAGCCCTTCTGGCCCTACGCGCAGTCGGCGCAGGACATGAGCTTCCAGCAGGCCTTGCAGGCGGCCGGCGGCGGCCCCGAGTTCCCGGCCATGCCGGCGCCGGCGGCGCCTCAGGCCATGCCGACCTGGCAAGACCCGGCGACGGTCGAGGCTTCGGTCGGGCCGCAGCCGCCAGACTGGCAGAAGGGATTGGAGGCGTCCTTGCGCCAGGCGGCGCCGCCAGGCTCGGGGCTGGCGCAGACCGCGGGCGCCATCCCGAGTCTTGTCGGCATGACGCCGGCCGGCTCAATCGCCGATGTCGGCCAGAGCTGGAGCCGGGGCGACCTCGCGGGCGCCGGTCTGGCGGCCTTGGGAGCGCTGCCAGGCGTCGGGGCGGGCGAGAGGGTCGCCGGCAAGGCGATGACGGCGGCCGAGAAGCTTGCCGCCAGGCGCGAGGCTGCGGGTCTTGGTAAGACCTTGGAGGCGCCGGGCGCCAATGCGCTGCCGCAGGCAGCTGAAGGCCTGGGCGCGAGCCTGGCGCCTAACGAGGTGCCCGGCATCGGCCGCCTCGGGATCGGCGGTAATCGCCCGCCGGTCGACCGCTCGGTGCCGCTGCTGCGGCAAGAGAACCCGTTCTCGCCGCATCTCGACGACATGCACCCCGACGAGGCGGCGCTGACGGTCAACGACATCCTGCACCCAGACACGCCGGCCCCCTACAAGCCGCGCAAGCGCGATGTTGAGACGATCGGTGCGGAGCTGGATCAGCGTGCCCAGGACGCCCTGCGGCAGATGGGGGTCAAGGGTGGTCGCATCGTTGGCCCCGACCCTGTGACCAGCCAGATCATGGCCAACAGCAAGCCTGGTCAGCCGCTCGGCTCGCTCGGCAACACCGACGAGCTGCTCGCTCGCAACCTCGCCTCGGAGGCCAGGGAGGCGATGCGGCGCGGCGGCTTCACCTCGGTCGACTGGTATTCGAAGAAGTTTCAGGACGCGATGGCTATCGCGTCGACCATGCATCCGGAGATCGCCACAGATCCGCACGCGGCGACGGCTTACCGGGCGGCGCTCGCCATCACCAGCCAGGGCGAGACGGTGCCCTCGAATGTGAAGCTTGCTGACGAGGTTTACAGTCGCTTCAAGGCGAATGGCGGTCGCTTCGACGCGGCGGACATCGAGGCCAAGGCCAAGAACGGGCCGGCCATGAGGACGAACCTTGGCAAGATCAACGATCTGCTCGACGCCATGGGTCCCGAGGGCGTGACCGAGCTGCTGAGCGCGCAGCGTCCCGTGAGGGACTGGAACAAGATGGGTTACAAGATCGAGGGCGAGAACGCCGACACCCTCGTGCATGGCTCGGCCATTCTGGGGCCCAAGATCGGGGGTGGTTTTTACCAGAACCTCTCCGGGAATTTCGATCCCACGACCTTCGACTTGTGGTGGATGCGCAAGTTTGGGCGCACGACCGGTAACCTTATCGGGCTTCGCGACACCGTGAAGCAGCGAGCCAGGCTGGAGGCGGAGCTGGCGTCGGCAGCCGGCAACACGAGCTTGCCGCCAGAGATCCAAGCCCTTGCGGCCAAGTCGGTGCCAAAAACGGCGCCGGCGCTCTTCCAGCGCGCGGCCGACGTCGCGGCGGCGCATGAGCGCCACTACTCGAAGTTCGGGAAGGACTACATCTCGAAGCGCAACCCTGGCGGCCTTTACGAGAAATCCGAGCTTGCCAAGGCTGCCATCGCCTATCGCGACGCCATTGTCGGCATCAACGAGGCGCCGACCGGCGGCGGTCAGCGCAACTGGATGCGGGCGGTCACCCAGCGGGCGCGGGAGATCCTGGCCGACCACGGCATCCACATGACCAACGCGGACCTGCAGGCGACGCTGTGGTATCCAGAAAAGGATCTGTATGCTAAGCTCGGCGGCAAGCCTAGCGAAGGCCTAAACGTTGACTATGCAACCGCGCACCGCGACCTCGCCAGGTCGAAGGGGGTTTCAGATGATCGAATACATGGCGCCCTGGCTGGACCAGACTGAGGACGAGACGCCGATGCTGACGCCGGCCGAGAGCAAGGCGGCGGCCAAGGCGGCGGCCAAGGCATTTGGCTACGACAGGAAGCCGGCGCCCAAGCCCAACAGTCCCGAGGAGCAGCGTCGCATCGCCGACGAGGTGCTGCGCATGAAGGACGAGCCGAAATAAGGCATCATTCTCGGCCGCACCAGGAGCGCCGCCAATAGGCCACCGCTGAGCCTCTAATCAGCGCAATCAAGCCGGCCCCTGTGGCCGGCTTTTTCATGGGAAAGAACGGCAAATGAGCGCTAAGACCTTCGCCTGCCTGATCGGTGCCGCCCTGGCGCTGAGTGCCGCGTCCCCGGCTTCGGCTACCTTTGTGCTTGAGACAAATTTCGACAACTCGAAAAAGCTCTTCATCGACAACGACAACAAGGACGTGTTCGATTTCAAGGGCGAGGTGAACAGCCAGCACTCGGGGATTTTCATCGATATCAACACGGTCGGCGCCGTGGACACGGGAAACGGGTTCTCGAATATCGTCCCCATCAAAGGCGGCACCCTCACCGCCGCGACGTTCACGCCGGAAGACCCGCTGAAGTTCAACGATTTTAGCCTTCGGGGGCAGCTCGTCACCGCCGGGAAGTTCACCTTCGTGGTCCAGGACGACCAGGGAAACCCCGCCCAAACGTTCACCTTTGACAGTGGCAAAGACGATGATTTCACCCGTGTTGGCATCATCTCGAACGACGGCGAGACGATCAAGTCGGTCGGGGTTTTCGAGGCTGGCGGTTTCAAGGAGCTGAAGCAGATCGAGTTCTCGACGATGTCGGGCGCGGTGCCCGAACCAGCCACCTGGGCCATGATGCTGCTTGGATTTGCTACGCTGGGCTTCGCTGGTTACCGGCGCCGGCGGCTTGTGGCGGCCTGAGCTGCCGGCTCTGCCATCCTCTGCGACGGTTCGCCCTTGCCCCCCATAAGTGACCCTTCGCAGAGGTAGGGGAGGCCCCTATGAGTCGCTTCTAGGGGCCTCCCCGCCCTAGTCCAATCAACACCGAAAGGGATTCACAATGGCATCCGCGACCATCACAGTTAAACCCGGCCAGACAGTCTCAATTTTGGGAGTGCCGGCCGACTCGACACTTCCGCCGGTTGTCCCCGGCGGGCCGGTCGATCCCGGCTATTCGCCGCCATGGGCGCAGGTGCCGCCGGGGCCAGTCGATCCTGGTTACTCGCCGCCGTGGGCGCAGATCCGGCCGCCGGTCGACCCTGGCTACAGTCCTCCATGGGCGCAGGTGAGACCGCCTGTCGACCCTGGTTATAGCCCGCCGTGGGCGCAGGTTCCCGTCGTGCCGATCGAGCCGCCGACCGAGCCGCCGCCGACGCAACTGCCCGACGACAGCGGGCATTGGGTCTGGGCCTGGTCCCCACAGATGTCGAGGTGGGTTTGGGTGAAGGTGCCGGGCGAAGGCGAGGCTGCACCTAAATAATTCTGATTACCTGTAAGGCGCTCGCCAAAAAGCGCTCTTAGGAGAGTCCCCATGATCAGATGGCTCTATGCCGCCTTGGCAGCGGTCGCGCTCGCATGCCTGCCGCAAGCGGCGGGCGCCGATGGCGGCACGCCGACCTATCGCTATGTGACGGCCTGCGATGGGACTTTTGGCCCTCTCACTGCCAGTGGCCCTTCGACGCTGACCTATGACCAGCACGGGCAGCAATGCGGGGCTGGAGGAGGAGGCGGCGGCGGTACCGCCGGCTTCCAGCCTGCAACGGTCGGCACGCCGATCGCGGTGACGACGGGCGGCGTGACCGGGACGCTGCCGGCCGGCAGCGTGGTCGTGGCGTCAAATGTGGGCACGACCAACATTGCCTATTGTGCGCTGGGAGCCGCGACCACGACAGCCTGGCAGCCAATATCGCCGAATGGCGGCTGGTTCGCCTTCACGGTTGGCGCGGCCACACAGCTGAGCTGCATCACTACAGCCTCGACCACCACCGTCAACATGGTGGGCGGTTCGGGCTTGCCGACCGGCACAGGGGGCGGTGGGGGCGGAACGGGTGGCGGCGCGGCGACCATCATCGACGGCGGCGACGCCACGCAAGGGGCGAAGGCTGACACGGCCTGCGGCACGGATGCCGGCACCGGCTGCACGACGGAGCAGCGGCTGGCGCGTATCGCCACCAATCTGACAACGCTGAACACGACGGCCGGCGCTCCGGTCAACAACGTCGCCGCTTCTGGCGCCGATCCCTGCTTCGGCTCCCTCAAAGCCAACTTCCCTATCTCGACCGCCGCCGGTACAACCCAGTTGGTCGCGGGTGTCAGCGCCAAGAAAATCTATGTTTGCTCGTCGCTGGTCGTGTCGGGCGGCGTGGCGGCGGTTTCCTTCATCGAGGGTACTAACTCCAGCTGTGCATCGCCGGCCGCCGTGGTGGGCTCGACGACGGCCGCCAATGGCATCCCGCTCGTCGCTAATGCCGGCTGGCAGATGGGCTCCGGGACCGGCACCGTTGCCCAGACGGCGAACAACGCCAACTACCTTTGCCTGTTCCAGTCGTCGACCGCGCAGCTCTCGGGGAACATCACCTATGTTCAGCAATAGGCTGCTCGCAGCTGCAGCAGTCGCTCTCGGCCTGGCGGCTTCGCCCGCGAGCGCGGGCACCATGCTGCTGCTGAACGCCGGTCCTGCCACGCTTGGCGCTCCTGCCGTGCAGATGGTCTCGGCCATCATGACGCCCGGTGGCTCGGCCACGGTCACTCCATCCATCTCGGTGACCAATTACGCCAGCCTTGTCTCGAACGAGGGCTCGAACCTCTATAACGCCACGGTCAGCCTCAGGCAGCTGCCGATCGCGGTCAACGGCACGATCGATAACTTGGAGGTCAACTTTCCCACGAACCCGACTCCGGGATCGTGGGCTGTTTCGCTCAACAAGGCCGGGTCAGTCACGGCTCTGACCTGCACCGTGCAAAGCGGGACGCAGAACTGCGCCGACACCGGTAACGGCCATGGGGTCAGCGTAGTTCCCGGTGATCTGCTCGCCTGGCAGTTCGTGCCGGCCGCCACGCCGACCGCACAGACCGCCGCGGTTCAGATGTCGGCGACCTTCAAGTCGGGTGTGGGGCAGGAAAGTCCGCTGTTCGGGGGCGCCATCCAGGCCAACCTGTCGACGACGGTGGCGGGCTATCTGGCCATCGGCGTGAGCTACAATAATGCCACCGAGGCCAATTCCTCGTCGCTCGTTCCCGCGAGCGGCACCATCGACAAGCTTTACATCCGCCAGTCGGCCTCGTCGGGAGCCGGGAGCTATCAATACACCCTCTACAAAAACGGCGCGCCGGCGCCTGCGGGCTGCACGGTCGGCACCAACTGCCTGGGCTGCACGACCTCGGGCACCCAGACGTGCGACTCGTCGGCATCGGGGATATCGGTCAGCGTCGCCCCGACCGATCTGGTGTCGCTGCAATTTTGCCCCTCGGGCGGGACAGGAACCAACCCGACAGTGACCTGTCAGGGCGGCTCGGCGCCGACTGCCGGCCAGGTGGGCTTCGGCTTGCGCTGGATACCCTCCTCGACCAATCAGTCGATCCTGATGAGCGTGGACAACGCGGTGCCGGCGACGACCCTGGTGCATTACATGTCGATTATCGGGATGGCGTTCGGCAACGATACGGCCGAGGCGCCTGTGTTCGCCATCGTGCCTGCATTGCCGGCTGTCACCATGACCTTGCGCAACCTTTACGAGGCGCAGGGCGCGGCTCCTGGCGGTGCGATCACCAGAGCCTTCACGGTGCGGGGCGGCCCTATCGGCACTCCGGCGGATCAGGCCGTCACCTGCACGGTCGGCTCGGCGGCGCTGAGCTGCAACGACACCACCCACACTTACGCGCCGGCGGCCGCGAGCCTCATCAACTACTCGACGCTTCCGAGTGGCACGAGCGCGGCGCTGGTGACGCTCAAGCTCGGCATGGTCGCGGTGATCCAATGAGAAGGCTCCTTGCGGCAGCTCTGCTCCTTGGCCTTGCCCCGGCGCAGGCGTCGTTTCATATAGCCGGAGGCGGTGGAGGAGGTGGTGGCCCTCCCCCACCCATCGTCGCCACCACCTTCTTCCAATCCTACACGCCCGCCATCAATGGACAGGTTCTTGGACAGGCGGTCGCCACTGGCTCCCCCACCTCTTGGTCGATTACCTCGTGCTCGGGCTGCTCGGGCTACTTCGCCATCGACAACTCGGGTAACATGACGGTCACGCCAACCGGGGCAGCGGCCATCACCACCTCGACCGGGCCGAACTCCGTCGTTTTCTCGCCGGTGGTGCAGGCGACCAATGCCGGTGGCAATGGTTCCGGCACGATCACCGTCGAGCTGTGGCCGGATGGCTCGGGCACAGCCGTCGCCGGTGGCAATGTGCAACATAGCGACTTCTTCACCGCCTATGCACCGCAGAACGGCCAGACCTACACGCGGGCTTCGTTCACGGGAAGCATCTCGGGCACGACGCTGACCACTTCAGCAGTCAGCGGGACGCCGGGCGTAGGTCAGGTGATAACGGGGAGCGGTATTCCGTCAGGGGTCTACATTACAGCGGGATCTGGGCCCACCTACACCCTCAATGCCGCCTTCACCATTGGCTCACAGGCCATGACGGCAGTGGCCCGCCCGCCCTGGAAGGTCGCCTGCGTCGAGTACAGTTGTGGCTACTCGATCACCTACCTCAATACGCTCGCCCACCCGCTGTCGGCCTATACGTTGACGGCGCACGGGCTGAAAGATCCGAGCGTGGTCGCCAATTGGGCGCTCGATGGCATCACCTACACCAATAGCGTTCCGGCGGCCAACACCTGCGGGCTCAATAACGGCAACACGACAGCTCCGACATACATCTTTTGCCGGGGTACTCTCGGCGGCAATATCATCGGCTATGATTTTGGGTCGTTCGCGGCGGCGGGGCGATGTGTCGGCCTGTCGATAAACAACGATGTCGTGGGGCCGGGCGGCGTCCTGACCGTAGCCCATAATCGTTTCGAGAACGGCACCGATGGCACCGCCTATTATTGCAACTCAAGCGCGAACGCCTCGATGGCCGGCCAAAGTGGGACGATTACGTCATCCGACATCGTTTACAGCAACAACTATTGTGACGTTAAGGCGGACACAGCTCCGCCGACAGCGGGGCCGGTTCAGTCCTGCTTCCTACTGAATGCGTCCAACCACAACATCACGGCGAATTACAACGTTTTCTTGCACCTGCACGGCCGCGCGATCATGGTGGGGACCAATGGCAACAAGATCCTGAACTTCAATTACGCGGAGGGCTTTGGCTATATTGGCTCGGTCTCGGCCGGGGGCGCCTATCACACCGAGCTGGACGAGGCCGGCTCCAGCGGAGGAACGGCTCCTTACGCCAGCCAGAGCTTCAACACCGTCCTGCAGCCGGCGACATTGACGGCGATCGAAGGCACTGCGGAGATTTACGCCTCGGCGGGCGCGGTCGGCTCGACCTGGACTCTCTACGACGCGACCAACAACACGCTGATCGTCAACCTGGCGACGAGCGAGGTGCGCATTTGCTCTAGCAACAACTGCACGGGCTCGACCAATGCCGCGAACGGCAACACGATGCTGGTGGGGCCTTCAGGGTCGCCGACCACCATCACCTTCGTGACGGCCGCCCCTAGCGGCAACCAGGTGCTGATCGGCGCGAATGCGGACGCTACACTTCAGAACCTGACGACATTCGCCCAGGGCTCGGCTGACCCGAACATCGCGGCTTTCACCTGGTATAAATTCCGCAGCAACTGGGTGTATGCGGTCGGCCCGGCGGGAAACATGAACGACTCGACGTTCAGGTTTTCTACGAATTGGGCGAACATCGTCTTCGCGCAAGGCCCGGAAGGCAGCATGATGCAAATTGCCTATGACACTTACGGGACGATGAACTGGTACCGGAACTATCTCGACCCCAGCGGTAACGTGCCCAATTGCATTTTGCGTGGAAGCCCGGCCCCGACAGTCACGACGGAGAATCTCGGGCCGCCCTACAGTATCAACATGCTGACTGGCAACAGCGTCACGGCATCGACCGGTGCATGCCCCTGAACGCCTGCTGATCTAGGCCGCCTCCGCGCGGTCCTCTCTTCACAAGGAATCTTTATCATGACCAACGACCTCGATCACGAGGCCGAGGCGCTTGCTTTGGCCGATGCAACGCTGTCTGCCGAGTCCGAGGAGGCCCTGCACGAGGAGCCGGTAGCGCAGGCTCAACCGCAGCCTGGCGCCGAGCCCGAGGCGCAGGCCCAGCAGCCCGCTCAGCAGGCCCACCAGGTTGTCCAACAGGCACCGCAGGCTCAGCCCGACCAGGTCGTCCTGACCCGCGCCCAGGCCCAGGAGATCGAGCGCCGCCTGGCGCTCTATGACCAGCAGCAGAAGGCGGCGCAGCCGCAGCCGCAGCCGCCCGATCCGTTCGTCAACCCCACCCAGTTCGCCGATGCCCGCATCCAGCAGGCCATCGCGCCGATCGTGTCGCAGCTGCAGGCGGTCGTCGCTAACAACAACCTCGCCGCCGCTCGGGCCATCCATGGTGCCGAGAAGGCCGATCTTGCCTACCAAGAGTTTGACCGCGCCCTGCCCACCATGTCCCCCTTCGAGGCGGCACAGGTCATGCAGGCCGCCAACCCCTTCGTGGCTGCTGTGCAATGGCATACCCGCCGCGAAAACCTGACGAAGGTCGGAGACGACCTCAACGCCTACAACGAGCGCCTCCTGCAGGAGGCCCTCCAAGACCCGAATTTCCTGGCGCGGGCTCGCGAAGCCATCAGCGCTCAGATGTCGGGCCGTGCGCCGCAGCCCCAGGCTCTCCCCCCTCGCAACGAGGCGGGACAGTTCATCGCCGCGCCGCCGACCACCCAGAAATCGCTCCCCTCAGTCAACCGTTCCGGGTCCGCGCAGTCGGCGATGTCGGCTCAACCCGTGGCGCTCGACGACCTGGAGCTCGCCGAGGAGATCTTGAGCATGGAGCGCGAGCCCTAAAGCATTGGGCACCGCTCGGCTCAGTAAGGAGCCGAAATGGCCGAGACTTATAACAACGTAAATCTCGAACTAATTAAGTGGCAAAAGAAGGTTACTTGGTCCTTCCTTCGCGACTCTCGCTTTGATGCCTATACCGGTGGTATCGGTAGCATCATCCAGCGGGTGATGGATCTGGCCGGCGACGGCAAGCAAGTCAACGTTCCGCTGATGGATCAGCTGCGCGCCGATGGCGTCGCGACCGGCCAGCTGGTCGGGCACGAGGAGCAGCTCGACAACTACGGCTTTCCGATGTGGGCCGATTGGCTGCGGCATGCGGTGAGCTTCAAGAAATCGTCGACCAAGGAGTCGGCGATCAATATCCGCGAGCAGGGCACGCCGGCCTTGCAGTCGTTCATTAAGCGCTGGCGCCGCGACGACATGATCGACGCGCTGCTGGCAATCCCTTCGGCGACCATCCCCACCAACTTCCATACCGACCCCGGCAACAGGGTCAACGGGATCAAGTGGGGTATCGCCACGGCGGCACAGCGCAACTCGTGGCAGACGGCGAACAACGACCGCATCGTGTTCGGTTCGAGGCTGTCGAACACCACGGTCGGCAATGTCTCGACCTCGCTGTCGACCATGGTGGTGGCGAACGACAAGATGACGGCGGCGATCGGGCGCTTGCTCAAGCGCCAGGCGCAGCAGACGACCAACATGGCCGCCTGGCCGGCGATCAAGCCTTACGACATGGCGGGCGATGCCGAGTATTATGTCTGCTTCCTGGGCACACGCGCCCTGCGCGATCTCGCGATCGACCCCGAGATGGCCAACGCCAACCTGCAGGCTCGCCCGCGCGAGACCGGCTACAAGGAGAACCCGATCTTCAGCGGGGCGGCCTTTCTGAAGGACGGCATCATCTACCGGGAGATCCCGGAGATCGATGGCCGTTACATCATCGGCACCGGCACCACGGCGGTCGGCAACGGCCCCCTTGCGGGGGTCGGCGGGGCCGGCGCCGACGTGTCGCCGATCTTCATGTGCGGCAAGAACGCCTACGCGTATGTCGTAGGTCAGATGCCCAAGAGCACCAATAGAGACGAGACTGACTACCAATTCCTCAAGGGCATTGGTGTTGAGGCACAGTATGGCTATGGTAAAATTGCCAAAGCTCCGCCGGATCAAGCCGGAACTATTGGCAATTTGAAGGACTGGGGCGTGGCGACCGGCTTCGTCATCAGCCCGCCTGACGCTTAATAGAGTCGCCCCTCTCGGGGCGTGGATAGAAACCCCCACAAGCCAACCTCTGCGAGGTAAACGACAATGGCAGTCAATAGAGTTGCTTATGCGATCACCGAGGCTCGGCGCACGCCGAGCCACGGCCCCTGGCGCGCCGAGAAGGTCATGGGCGGCACGATCGCGCTGACCACGACCGACGTCGGCACCATCAACAACACCATCCAGCTGTTCAAGGTGCCGGCGGGCTTCACGATCACCGGCATGAACTTCGAGACGGCGTCGCTGGCCGCCTCGGCGCTGACACTGTCGATCGGCGACGCGACGACTCCCGCCCGTCTGCTCTCGGCCTCGACGGCCGGCGTCGCCGGCGGCAAGGTCGACGTCTTGCCGGCTGGTGTCTTGGGGTTCAAGTATCCGGTCGAGACAGACATCCAGCTGCTCGTCGCGGCGGCCGGCGTGACACCGGCGGCCGGCAACATCACCCTCTTTCTCAAGGGCTTCATCGATAGCCCAGGCTGATGCCAATGGACCCGGCGCTCGAGCGCCGGGTTTTAACTTTTAAGTTAACTCACGATCGGAGACCATCCATGGCCAAAATCACCTACCACGACCTCGAAAAGGCGGCGCCTGTCGTCACCTGGTTCGGGGTCGAGTTCAAGGACGGCGAACCCGTCGACCTCGACCAGCAAAAGCAGCTCACGGCCGAGCAGAAGGACGAGATGCTCATGCGAGCCGCGACCTCGGGGCACTACAAGGTCGAGGGCAAGGCCGAGGGCAAGGACGGCAAGCCGCTGGCGCAGTCCGAGCGAGTTCCGCCGTTGGCGCCGGGGAGCCCGCAGCCGGGCGAGGAGGGCCAATACGAGGCTGGCCACAAGGCGGCCATGAGCGGGGCCAAGCGCGACGCCTACAAGAACGCCGCCTGGCTTAATGGCTTCGACACCGCCATCGAGGAGCTTGAGGAGAAGGCCAAGCACGAGAAGGCCAAAGACCCGCGTCGGAACAAATGACCTTCGCGGTCACGGCGACTCGCGACTCAACCTGGATCGCGACACGGGCGCTTGAGCACATCATCAGGGCCTCGGTGGACAATCCGCCGAGCCCTGAGGACATGCTCACGGCGCTTGATCAGCTCGACGCGCTCGCGGCCAACTTGCAGCTGCGTGGCATCATCTCGATCGCCGACCTCGACACGGTGCCCTCGGGTATCGCCGACGAGCTGGGGCGGCGCCTCGCGGTCCAGCTCAAGACGACCTTCGGCGTCGACATCCCGCCTGACCAGGACACGCTCGGGCCGCCCGGCCCGATCGAGCTGAACCTGCGCCGCATGGACGCCATCGCGGCGCAGTCGTTCGGCCCCGCCAAGGTTTCGTTTTGGTGACCACTCCCCTGCTCATTCCCTTCCCGCAATCCTCGCAGCCCGGCGACTTGCCGGGCGAGGGGGTCGGCCGCCTGGTCAACCGCTATTACGAGGCGGACGGCGCCATCGATCTGCACCGCTGGGTGCCGGGCCTCGCCCCCTTCGCCGACCTTTTGGTCGGGGTGCCGCGTGGCCAGATCGACGTCAACAACACGCTTTATGCGGCGCGCGCCAACGCCGTGGTGACCGTCTCGACCTCGGGCGCCGTCACGCCGCTCTCGGGCGCGCTGAACGGCAGCGACTTAGTCACCTGGGCCAAGAACAACCGGAGCCCGACGCCCGATGTCGTTGCTGTGAGCGTCGCCAATGGGCCCTTCTCCGTCTCGTCGAGCGCGGTCACCGGCTACCCTGACGGCAACGTGGGGACGGCAAACTCGGTGTCGTTTCTCGACGGCTATTTTCTCTTCACCTTGCCGGATGGAACCATCTTCGCCTCAGGCGTCAACGACATCTGGGTGAGTGACTCCGATCACAGCCAGAACGCCCTATCGAAAGCACTCGCCGACCTTTCGGGCGGCTTGGTGCGTGGCACGAGCGCAAGCGGCCTGTTCTTCGCCTGGGGCAAGAAGGCCTGCACCGTCTACTCGGACGCCGCGACCTCGCCCTTCCCGCTGGCCCGAGCCGGGGTCATCCAGGTCGGCCTGGTCGGACCCTCGGCGATCACCGGCTTTGATCCCGGCTGGGGCCTGGCGCAATACTTCGTGGCGACCGACAACTCGGTGCGCCGGGTCGACGGCCTCAACACCACCCCTGTGAGCAACAAGGATGTCGAGCGCGACCTCGCGGCCGAGGCCGACAAGACCCAGATCGAGATGTCCTGCTATGTGACTGGCGGTCGGCCGACCGTCGTCGTCAAGGGGCCGAATTTCTGCTGGGAGCTGAATGCCGCGACCGGTTTTTGGAACGAGCGGCGCTCTGCCAACTCGAACAGCTGGCGCGCCTCTCGCTCGGTCTACTTCAACGGCAAATGGTATTATGGCGACACGCTGACGACGCAGCTCGCCGAGATCAGTTTCACCACCTACCAGGAGCTTGGTGTCGCCTTCATGGCACGGCTCGAAAGCGGGCCGGTCAAGCAATTCCCGCACCGCATTCGCTGCGTCGGCGCCCAGTTCGATTTCACCACCGGGATGGGGGTGCCTGGCACCTCGGACTCGACCGACCCGAGCTTATGGATCTCGACCTCGCGCGATGGCGGCGCCACCTGGTCGACGCCGGTTGTGCGCCGGGGGCTAGGCCAGCAGGGTGACTTCCAGCGGCCCATCTTCGTTAATCGTATCGGCGGCATCGCCACCCAGCACGGCATCCGCTTTCGGCTCGACACCTCCTCGCCGGTCTACTCGACATTCAGGGGTGGCCGCTGTGACGTGAACCTGATCGGGCCGCCCTGATGGCGACCGCCTTCACGGCGAAGCTGCCGCCGCTGCTTGAGCCGGTCATCTCGCGCTACGACATCGGCGGCCACCCGACCGTGCAGCAGCTGCAATACGAGGGCAAGCTGCAGCAGTTCCTGCTCGGGATCGCGGGCAGCCTCGCGACCCTGCAGCCCAAGACCGACGCCTCTCTTCTCCCCACCGTGAACCCGCATGTGGTCGGCCAGGTCTGGTCGAATGCGGGCATCCTCACCGTTTCAGCGGGATAATCCCATGGGCCTTTTCGACGCTTTTTCCGGCTCGGCTGGACGCAATGCCGCTGTGTTCGGCGCCAACCTCGCCTCGACCCAGCAAGCAGCGGCGAACAGCGATATCACGCGCGGCCTCGGCGAGAGCCTCGGCGCCTACGGCCAGGCCTATGGCACCGGCCAGCAGGCGCTGCAGGCCGGCTCGCAGCAGGCGCAGGACGCGCTGCGCCAGGCCTACGCGACTGGCCAAGGGGCGACGACGCAAGGCTACCAAGGCGCCATCAACGCGGCGCTGGGCGGCTATGGCAACGCCGACGCGCTGCTGGCGGGCGGCTACGGCCAGGCCGGTCAGAATGTCACCCAAGGCTCAAACCAGGCCATGAACATCTATGGCCAGGGCGGGCAGGCGGCCGGCGGTGCCATCGCGGGCGGCCTTGGGGCAAGCCTCGGCGCCGTCAACCAAGGCTACGGCCAGGGCCTCAACACGCTCGGCAACATCAGCGCCACTTTCAGCCCCTACTCGACGGTTGGCGCCCAGGCGCAGACGACGCTCGGTGGTGCACTTGGTCTTGGCGGTCCTGGCGCGCAGGCTTTGGCGCAGCAGCGCTTCACCAGCTCTCCCGGCTATCAATACGCGGTCGATCAGGCGCTCGACCAGGTCAACCGGGGCGCCGCCGCGACGGGTGGTGTCGGCTCGGGCAACCAGCTCACGGCGCTGCAGGACCGCGCCGCCAACCTCGCCAACCAGAACTGGCAAAGCTGGATCACCAACCTCGCCAACACCGGCCAGACGGGCCTCCAGGCCACTGGGCAACAAGCCGGCGCCCAGACCAACCTTGCGCAAGGACAGATCGCCCAAGGGACGACGCAGGCAGGGCTCTACACGGGTGCCGGGCAGAACCAGGCGCAGATCCTGGCGAACACGGCGGCACAGCAAGGCGGCCTCGCCAACCAGACGGGCCTCACCTTGGCGCAGCAGGCCCAGAACGAGGCGACGGCGCGAGCTCAGAATGCCGTCAACCAAGGGCAACAGGTCGGCCAATACGATGTCGGCCAGGGCACGGCCTTGACCAACCTCGCCGGGCAATATGGCGCCGGCTCGGGCCTGCTCTCGACCAGCCTCGGCTCGCAGCTCGCGGGCCTGGCGACCGGCTACGGCTCGCAGCAGGGACAAGCCTACACGGGCGCCGCCAACCAGTTCGTGAACCAGGACAACCTGCTCACCGGGCAGCAATTGCCGCTGGTGAACCAGGGCGGCCTGGCGGGGCAGCAGGCTTCGGCGACGGCGCTCAATTTCGGGCTTGGCGTGGGCGGCGATCTCCTGAAGCTCGGCGGCCTCGGCCTGGGCGGCGGCTCGACGCTCGGCGGCTCGCTGTTCTCAGGCATAGGCGGCCTGTTCGGCTCGGGCGCCGGGGGTGGTGGCACCAACCTCGGCGGCTACGGCGCGGGCGGCTACGGCATCGCGGCCTGAGGATCAGCACATGGCCGTTTATGATTTCTCGTCGGGGCTCGGGCTGCTCGGCCAGGGCATCGACAGCCTCGGCGCGTCGCTCAAGGATAGCTTCAAGACCGGCCAGTCACAGGCGTTGGCGACGGCGCTCGCCAACGGCGACTATGCCGGTGCCATGCAGGCTGCGGCAGCCTCGGGCGACACGGCCACGGTGCTCAAGCTGCAAGATCTGAAGCGCCAGCAGGGCGAGAGCCAGAGCATGCTCGACATCTACAACACCTATAAGAACCTGCAACCGGGGACAGGTGCGCCGGCTATGCCAGGTGCAGCGCCCGCGACGACTTCTGGCGTCAACCCGCCCGGCTACGACCCGGCGTCGGTCGAGGGTAAGATCCGAGCGAAGGCGCAGGAACTTGGCATCGACCCCAACATCGCGGCCAAGGTGTATGGCAGCGAAGGCAAGAGCGGTTACTACGGCGATAAAGACGCGGCCGGTAACTATACTTCCTTCGGCCCTCTTCAACTGCACTATAAGACCGGCGGCGGCGGCATGGGCAATGTCGGCGGCATGGGGGATCAGTTCACGGCGGCGACCGGCAAGAATGCTCGCGACCCTTCGACGATCGACGATCAGATCGACTTCGCGCTGCGCCAGGCGAAGCAGCATGGCTGGGGTCAATGGTATGGCGCAGCTAAGGTCGGCGTGGGTCCGTGGGACGGCATCGGCCGCACCACAGCAGGCAGCCAGGTAGCGGCGCCGGTGGCAATGGCTGGCGGTAATCGGCCGGCGCCAGACACCACGACGGCTACACCGGCACCAGCGCTCGCCGATGTCCCGGCACCCGGAGCGGCGCCCGCAGCAGCTGCCGGCGCCGCCTATCCGCAACTCGTCCAGGCGCCGCTGCCACCCGTAAGGCCGGCAGGGCTCGGACCATCACTTGTGCCACCTGCACCTGCCGGGCCTTCAATGCCGGCAGTGCCTTCGGCGGCCACGGCGACCGACCCGGCGGTCGCGACATTCCTCTCCTCTCATGTGGGCCCTGAAGCCGCTGTGAGGCTGCTACAAGCGCCCCCTGACACGCCCGTAGCTAAGCTCGTGCCGCCTGGCGTCTTGCAGTCGGACGACATGCTCAAAACAGCTGGGGTATTCGTGGAGGAGGCCCGCCAGGCGTTGAGCGGCGGTATGCCTCACGGCGCGCCCCCTGGCCTGCAGGGCAAGCTCGGCGCGCCGCCGTCGAACATCCTGCCGCCGGCTCCGCTGGATGCGAGTTTGGGCACCCCGACAGTTCCGCCGCCGGCCACAGCCGCCGCCAGGGTGGACCCATCAGCCTTGGCCAGACCGGCACTCCCGCCTGCTGCCGGGTTCGACGCGGCTCCAGCTCTAGCTCCCGCTCCCGTAGCCCCGCCCGTTGTAACGGCATCAGCTCCTTCACCTGTCGCAGCTCCTTCACCTGTCGCAGCACCGGCTCCTGCACCGTCCCCTGATGCTTCCGGCACCACCCCGCCTGTGGGCGCAGGAGCCGCCGCTACCACGGCGCCCGCGCCAGTGCAGCCGCCGGCGGGATTGGACGTGCCGGGCGCCTCGATGACACCGGCCGAGCGCGGCAATCAAGTTCAACAGGCTGCTTTGGAGGCGCTCAAGGCACCCGAAACGCCGCCTCCTCCTCCTGACAAGGCGCCGGCCGTCAAGCTGCCGCCGACCCCAGCGGCGGCCGCAGCCGGAGATCCGGCGGCCTCGGCTGCGGCGACGACGAGCCCCGCCGTGGCGCAATCGCTGGCGCGCACCAGGCCAGGCTCGGACGAGCGCATGATGCTGCTGGCGCTGATGATGCGGGCGGCAGCGGGCTCGGCCAACCCGACCGGCAACATGAAGTTCGTCGAAATGCTGGCTGGCATCGAGAAGAGCCACCAAGATCAGTTCGAGAAGACGAAGACCATCCTCAGCCCGCAAGAGCTGGCCGCCATTCCTGGCTTCACGCCCAAGCCCGGCGCCATTTATCAGCGGGATGCGTTCGGCAACATCAGCGTGACCGAGGGCGCCGCGCAGCCCAAGCGCGCCGTGTCACCGCAGGAGATCGCCACCCTCCTTCCTGGTTTCACCCCCAAGCCTGGCGTCGGCTATCAGATCGACCCTGCGACCAATGCCATCAGCGAGGTTGCGGGTGCTGCAGAGCCTTGGCACATCATGACGCCGGCCGAGGTCAAAGCAGAACGCCTCACAGATGCCACCGTCCCTGGCCGCGTCTGGGCCCGCCAAGGACTGACCGGCAAGCCCGAGCCGATCGACGCGCCGGATCAGGAGAAGGTGGTCGACATCACGCCGGCGCAGCAAGCCAAGTTTCCTGGCGCCATTGCCATGCATTCCGGCGGCAAGAAGGATGGCCAGCCATTCTATCCGCCGGCCGCGATCGAAAAATCGCCCGAGATGCTTTACAACGCCCGCCTGCCGGTGGCCCAGAAGCTCGGCCTGCAACAGGGAACACCCGAGTTCAACACCTACATGGCCACGGGCACGATGCCCAAGGTAGAGCTGAGCGTCTCGCAGCAAAAGCTGGTCGACGAGTCGAACAAGTCGCTCGCGGCGATCGACGAGAACCTGGCGACAGTCGAGAACGCCATCGAGCAGGCCAAGGCCGGCAAGATGAATTTCGGTGTCACCGGGCGTGTCGCGCAGGCGCTCTCTGGCCTGCCTGGCATGGGCACTGAGGCGTCCGCCAACACGGCGGCGATCGACGCCGACATCCAGAACACCATCCTCGGCAATTTGCGCACCATCTTCGGCGGCCAGGTGCGGGTGTCCGAGATGAATAGGGCCATGGGGCTGAAGCCGAGCACCACCCAGTCGCAGGCCGAGTTCCTGGCCAAGGCACAGGACTACACCACGCACTTGCGCAATCTGCAGGCGCAGGAGCAGCGCCGCAACGCCGCGATGTCGAATGGCTCCTTTTGGCAGAAGGGTGCCGGTGCCGGCAGCCCAGCGGCCTTGCCGACCCCAGTGGCGCCAGGCTCGCCGGCGGGACGGGCCCAGCAACCGGCGCAGGCGCAGCCTGTTCCCACGGAGACCTCTTTGCCGGAAGGCACACCAGCCTATGGCCCCGGCGGCAAGCAGCTAGTCGTCAAGGACGGTAGATGGCAACCGCGCTAGACCTGCCGGAGGGCTTCTCACTCACCCCGCCCTCGGCGCCGTTGCCGGGCGACACGGGAGCGCCGGCGCCCAAGGGCCAGCTGGTTGTCCCGATCCCGCTGCAGCGCGGCGCCCCGGCTTCGCCAACCCCGGTAGGACCGCCTGCGGCGGCACCACCCGCGCTGACTGTTCCTGCAGCTCCGGCTGAGGACATGCCGTCCTTGCCGCCGGCTTCTGCGGCCACGCTACCGCCGGGGTTCACGCTCGACCAGACGGCGACACCAGGCACGGCAGAGGCGATCGGGCGTGGCATGGCCTCGGGTGCCACCCTCAATTTCTATGACGAGATGGCTGGCTTGTCGGCAGCCTCGGGCGAGCGCGGCAAAGATGACCCAATGTCGGCCTGGCAGCTGCTCAAGGGCGGCTTCAAGCTCCTGACGGGCGATGACGAGGCGGGGCAACGCTACGAGGCCGAGGCGGCAAAACAGCGCCAAGCCGAGGCTGCCGCAACAGCCGCTCATCCGATCGCACACTTTGCCGGCGAGGCCGCCGGGATGGTTCCAACCTTCCTTGCAGGCGGGGCAGTGGCGCCGGCCTTCAAAGCCATTCCGGGCATCGGGCCAGGCCTGGCGGCGACCTTGACCGGACAGGCCGCACCAGGTGCCGGTCTACTGGCCCGTGGAGGGGCGCTGGCAGCCTCAGGCGCCGGTTACGGCGCGCTTGCCGGAGCCGGCGCCGCCGATGAAGGCAACCGGCTCCAAGGGGCGGTGCAGGGTGGTCTGACGGGGGCGGCGCTGGCGCCTGCGCTTGGTCTCGGCGGCTCTTACCTCGCCGGGCACGCCCGAGCGACCCTGGCCCCGTTTTTGCCGAGAGGCGCCACGCCGACCGCCGACCAGGCGATCTTGCGGGCCTTGCGCAGTGGCAGCCCGGCGCAGGCGCAGTCAGGCACGCCGATCCCCGTGCAAGACCTCATAGACCCCATCGTCACTCAACTGCGCCAGGCGCAGGCAGCCGGCCAGCCGCTCACCATGGCGGATATCGGCGGCTCGGACCTGCAGGCCAGGATCGGCAGCCTGGTGCGGCAAGCGGGACCGGGACGCGCGCCGGCGCGCCAGTTCCTGAACACCCGCCAGATCGGCGACCAGCCGTTGCCCGGCGATATCGGTCCGGTGCGGCCGGGCCAGGGGGCTCGCATCGACCGGGCGCTTGGCGATCTCGCCGGCTCAAACGCCGGCTCGCAGGCAACGGCCGAGCAGATCGCCGCCAGGCAGGAGGCGGACGCCGCGCAGTGGTACGGCCGGGCGCGCGCCACGCCTATTCCAGACAGTTCCATCCCTGTCCACCTTTTACCTCGGCTGCGCTCCGAGGGCATATTGCAAAAGGCTATCCAGCGAGCCCGCACCCGAGGCCGTCCCTTCGACATCGGCAACGTCGACGCCTGGGACCGCATGAAGCGGGTGCTCTCGGATCGCATCTCGACGGCGCTGCGCAAGGGCGCCAACACGGAGGCAGCCGATTTCACTGAATTGCGCAATGACCTCACCGGCGCCATCGATCGTGCCGTGCCGACCTACCGGCGCGCGCGCCAGATCTTCGCTGGGCATGCCGAGCTGAATGACGCGCTCGAAGCCGGCAGGCAAGCCTTTCAGTCGGGAACATCACGGGAAGCGGTGGCGACCGCCTATAGCCGGCTCACGCCAAGCGAGCAGGAGATGTTTCGCCTGAGTTACATCAATGCACAGCGTGAGAGCCTTGCCCGTCAAGGCCCTGGCATCAACAAGGCGCGAGAGGCCTACGGCACGCCAAGTGCGACACAGAAAATCGAGACGATCGCACCAAGCCAGGTGGCCGAGCGACGCTTCGCCGAGCGGATGGCCCGCGAGCAACAGATGTTCGAAACACGCCAGGGCGCAATGGGCGGCTCACAAACGGCCGAGCGCGTGGCCGACGACGCCGAAAGCGGCAAGCAAGCCCTGGAGCTGATGCACTTCACGCACGCCCTCGGCAGCGGGCATATCTGGCAAGCGGCCAAGATCGCAGCCCGGCATCTCGCCAAGGTCGACCCTACCGAGCGTGGTCACGTTCTCAACGCCATCCGCGAGATCGCGCTCGATCCCAATCCCGCCACGGTCGAGGCCTTCGCTCGGCGCATCCAGGGCGCAAACCTCCCCTCCGGCGTCAGAACCTCCGTCGTCGGGGCCGTCAGGAATGCCCTCAACCGGCTGCCACGCACGCTCTCGACACAAGCAGCAGGCGGAACGCAGCAGTGATCCTGGAGGTCAATTCTGCCGTTGCCCTTTTGGCCAGGTGAAAAATGGCTCGGCTCGCCGCACAAAAAATGGCTCCGTCTTCTTCTTGGGCCGCGTCGGCTTGACGGTGAGGATGGCGACAACTCCCCCGATGAGGAGAGCCATAAGGATACACCAGGGTGGCACGAGGTGCAGCAACCCGGTCGCCAGCCCAAACACAGCAGCGACTGCCATGAAAGCCCACTCGAGAACCGTAAGCATCGCCGCGACGACCGGCGGCGCGACATAGACCGCGAGCACAGCGAAGATGGCAAAGAGAATGAGCGGCATGGCTGTTCCTAAAGCTTTTACGTGCATGTCCCATAGCATGACCCCACCACTGTGGCCACTATAGGAGGCCGCGATCACCACCTTCGTGCCGCTCTCGACCACCCCGGTCGTCTACCTCGGCGAGACGCAGATCGGCGCCATCCTGCAGGTGTTCGACGCCCAGACGCTGACCCCGCGCACGGTGTTCAAGGACGGGCTCGCCACCATTCCTTGGCTGCAGGCGTCGTTCGGGCTGCCAATACCGGCCGGCGCCTACGTGACCGACGCGTCAGGGCGCGTGCCGGTGGGTTTCGTGGTCGGCAACCCTTATCGCATCAGGTGCATCTCCTCGAAGGGCCAGGAGATCTTCGACATTGACAACCTCCCTGGCGATGTCGCGGCCGGTGGCAGCGGGGGAGGCGGCGGCGGCGGCGGCACCGCGACCCTGAATACGGGCGACTTCGTGTTCGCCCATACGACCGCGCAGATCACTGGGCGGGTGCGCGCCAACGGCAAGACGATCGGCTCGCTCGCCTCGGGCGCCACCGAGCGCGCCAATGGCGCCGACCATCTACATAGTGACGTCTACGCGCTCTATGCCTTCCTGTGGCCCGACACGAGCCTTGTGGTCAGCGGCGGCCGTGGTGCCAATGCCGCCGCCGACTTCGACGCCAACAAGCCTCTGACCTTGCCCGACTACAATGCGCGCACCCTGTTCGGCATCGACGGCATGGGCTCGACCCCGACCGGGCGGCTGGCAAACGCAATATTCGCCACTGGCAGCGCCTCGGTGCTGGGCTCGACCGGCGGCGAGGGCGCGCACGTCAACACCTTGTTCGAGACAGCGACGCACGGCCACACTGGCATCACGCTAGCCAACGCGGCTTTCCAGATGTCGTTCACGACGGCGACGGCCGGCTCGCACAACCACACGGGCACGGCGATCGCAGTCGGCCCCCATACGCATGCCGGCTCGCTCGCGCCATCGCATGTTCACGACTTCTCGGGCATGAGTTTTGGCGGCGCGCACGCTCACGGCGGCTTGAGCGGTGGTTCCGACACCTTCTTCCAGATGAACTCGACCGGCATCTCGCTATCGCAGACGACTCAGAACTATCCGACATCGGCGAGCGGCGCGAGCGGCTTTGTGGCGGCGCTCACCTCATCGACGCTCAATCTGGGCTTGTCGGGCACCTATTTTCAGGACCACCACCACGGGATCTCGACCGATGGCTCGCATATCCATGGCGGCGCGACGGGCGCGTCGGGCAACCTGACGCTCAGCATGGTCGGCGACGGCAGCCACGGGCACTCGCTCTCGATCGCGCTCGACGGCTCGCACACGCATTCGGGCGTGACCGATCTCGGCGGCGCCCACACGCATATCTTCGCGACCGACCTCTCGGGCGGCGGCAGTGCCCACAACAACATGCCGCCTTTCGGCCTCGCCACCTGCTACATCGTGCTCTGAGGGCCCGGATTTTTTCGAGGCAGACAATGGCATTCATCGCGAAGTTCAAGCCAGTCTCGAACCAAGCCGACTGGGCCACCACGGTCTACATGTGGGACAAGGCGACGGGCGAGGCGCTCGACCTCTCAAGCCTCGACTTTCATCTGGCGGCAGTTCTGTTGAGTGGTCATGTGGCGCTCACCGGCTCGATCGGCACGGGCGAGCTGACGCTGCCGAGCCTCGGCTACTTGCAGATATTCTTCCCGGTGACCCGCATGCAGGCGCTGCCGCCGGGCAGCTACCGGGTCGGGCTCGTCATGGCGAATGACACCTACACCAAGCAATTGATCCTCGGGGATCTGCCGGTCCTCTCCGGCTTTGTCGGCCTTTCCACCTATTGCCCATGGGACGAATACCGATGAGCGACCCCTTCGACAGCGGCACCGCTGGCATCAGCCTGGCGCTCGACGTCCCGTTCCCGGCGAATGTCGAGAGCGGGCCTGGTATCCAGGTCGACAAGACCTCCGGCGTCTGGATCGTCGGCCTCGACTACCCGCCGCTGGTCGATGGCGGCTCGCCCGCCAACCCCTCGACCGTCTATCTCGCCGCCTATGATTCGGGGCTGCAGATCTACGAGCGGCTGCGGCTCGACAACATCATCGCGGGCGCGACCGGCCTCGACAGCCGAACCCCGCGCGGCGACGCCGACTACACGATCCTGGTCGGCGATCGCTACGTCGCCCTCACGGGCGCGCTGACGGCCGTTCGCACCTGGACCTTGCCGCCGGCCGCCTCGGTGCCTGGCGGGCGTGTGGTCACGATCCAGGACGAGGCGGGAGGCATCTCGGGGCAAAGCCACCTCAACCTCGTCCCGACCGGTGCCGACACCATCGATGGGCTGGGGAATTATCGGCTCAAGGCCAAATTCGGCGGCCTTGCTCTGCGCAGCGACGGCAGCTCGAAATGGAGCGTTGTCTACAGCTGGCAAGTCACGCTGATCGCCGACGCCAACTACACGGTGCAGCAAGGCGACCTTACGGTCGCTTACAGCTCGATCACGGCACCGCGCGTCATTGCCTTGCCCCTCGCCAACGCCTACCCGTCAGGGCAACGTCTCACGATTATCGACTTCTCGGGCTCGTGCACGGCAACCAACAACATTGCCATCGCGCGAGCTGGCGCCGACACCATCAACGGCGCGACCTCGCAAAGCATCACCCAAGCCTATGGCTACCTGGCGCTCGTCAGTGACGGCGTCTCGAAGTGGACGATCGTCGACTCGAGCGTCGTCTCGGGCTCGCAGGTCATCGGGCCACTGCCGACGCCTCGTCTATTCCGGGGCTACGACGTCGCCACCAACATGTCGATCGTCGCCTCGGTCGCCTCCAACATTCTGACCGTCGCGCTAAAGGACGGGACCGGCGCCGCCGACCCGAGCCCGGCAAGCCCGATTTACTTGCCGATCCGCGACCCGACCGCCGCCAACGGCGACCTCATCTTCATGACCATCGCGGCGGCCACCAGCATCGTGGCGCCGGTCGGTGCAACTTTTGGCGCGGCCAACTCGCAACCGTTTCGCCTCTGGCTCGTGGGCTTCAACGACGCGGGCACCTTCCGTCTCGGGCTTATCAACTGCCTGACAATCGGGCCGCCGACTTCAATTTATCCATTGCGTGCTTTCTCGAACCAGGGTGGCACGTCAACCCTCATCGGCGCCGGTTCGACCGCCGCACAGACCTTCTACACCGCAGGGGCCGGCGTCGCCGGCAAGGCCTTCCAGATCCTCGGCTACCTTGAATGGCTGTCCGGCCTTGCAACAGCCGGCACTTATTCAGCCGGGCCTTCTCGCATTCAGCTTTTCGGCCCCGGCGTCGCCACTCCTGGCGAGATGGTCGGCAACGCTGTCACCAATGCTCCCAACACCAGCGGCGGCTCGACCACGAGCCTGACGATGGTCGACGTCGCCAACTCCAGCGTCACCATCTCCCTCACCTCGTCCTGCAATGTTGTCCGCTATGATTTTGCCTGGATGGGCCAGGTGCAGGCGGCCGGCGCCGCCACCAATTCGAACTATTTCGGACAGGTCGTGAGAGGGGCCGGCCCGACTCTCCTTTGGGGCCCCGGCGTGCTGGGCGTCGTTTCGGGCTCCGGCACCAACATGCAGACACAGGCCAGCCAATCGGCCACCGGGCTTGATCCGCTGTTGTCAAGCTCGGCCACGACCTACAAACTGCAAAACCGCACCAGCATCGCAACCGGTGCGGCCCAGACCCTCTTCATCAATGCGATGCTGCAAGAGGTCATGGCATGAAGATCGAGACACCGATCGGCCCGACGTTCCCCGGTGAGGTGCAAGCGTCAGCGTGCCTCGGCTGGCCGTTCTCTTGGCACGACAACGGCGTGGACTGGGCCGACGGGGATCTCGACGAGGGGCAAGTCGCCGAGCTGACGGCGTTGGTCGAGGCGCATGACCCTGCCGCCGAGATTCCGCCAGGACCGCGCCTAGCGACCGGCAAGCAGCTCGGCGAGGCTCTCGTAGCTCTTGGCGTGATCGGCGACTGGGACACCGACTTCAACAAGAACGCCAAACACGAGGACAAGATGTATTGGGGCGCGAGCTACCGCAACCGCATCCCCGAGGACAACCCCAAGATAGCGCGGCTGTGCGACCGGGTGATCAACATCAAGATGCTCTATGACCAAGCGCTCGGCGAGCCGGTCAAGGCCACACGAGCGAGCAAAGAGCCGGCCAAGCGAACGGCCAAGAAGCCGGCCAGGCGACTGATCAAATGAGCGACGAGCCCCAGAGCGTCACGCAAGGCGCGACCCAAGTCGCGAAGAGTGCAATCGGCGCCATGTCGGGGTCGCCGCTGGCGCTCGCCTTGCTGCTCGTCAATCTCGTGTTCCTCGGGGTCGGGGCCTACATCCTCGGCGAGGTCGCCGAGAATGCCCGTGAGCGCAACAAGGTGCAGTCCGAGCTGATTGTGCAGCTGGTGCGCGACATCCGCGATTGCCGCCAGCCGGCCAGGCCGACGACCTTCAAGAACATCCTCTACCCGTGGGAGGACCGGTGATGCCGTATGACCGCGACTTCTTCTTCAACAGCGTGCGCGACTCGCTGTTCAACGGCAAGCTGACACAGCGCCAGGTCGACGGCATGGGCTACCTGCTCGACCAATGGGAGCTGCACTTCGAGCGGAAGGCGGCGGCGAACAGCCACAACTGGCTGGCCTACGCGCTCGCAACCGCCTTTCACGAGACCGCCTACATGATGGTCCCCATCGAAGAATACGGCAGGGGCTCGGGCAAGAGCTATGGTGAGCCGACCGGACCATATCACCAGTGCTACTACGGGCGCGGCCACGTCCAGCTGACCTGGGAGGCCAACTACGTCAAAGGCCAGGAAGCCTTGCTGAAGCACTACAAAATCGACGCCCCCCTTCACCAGTATCCGCACCGGATGCTGGAGGACGAAACCTCGGCGCTGGTGCTCTATGATGGCATGATCGGCGGCTGGTACACGGGCGTCGGGCTGCCAAAGTTTTTCGATCACGCCAAGCAGATCGAAGACCCTTACAACGCCCGCAAGATCGTCAACGCGCTCGACAAGGCCGAGACGATCAAGGGCTATTATGGGAAGTTCAAAACGGCGCTGAAGCCCATCTGAGATTTATCTTGCCGGCCGTCCCACGCAAGCGAGCTTGACTGAGCGCGGGTCATCCGGCCGGCCGGCTGTCGTGATCATAACCGTCTGACCGCACTCATCGCAGACGACCGCGAATAGCCCGCAGCGCGGCGTCGGGTAAGGCTCAAGTTTCGTCTCGCAAGTGTCGGTCGCACCTCGGCTCGCATCGAGATCGATGCCTTCAGGGTAGGCAGGATTCGGTGGGCATTTGGGCTCGCGCCCGTGGTCGATCCAGGTGACCTTGAGTGTCATTGACAGCTCTCCCTGATTAAGCGCACCGTCGAAGCCGGCCTCCCCCCAGGGTGGCTTCGACTAGAGGCAGTTCGACTCAGCGGCCCTCCCAGGGGCCGCTTTTTTTGTGCGCCCATTTCACGGCGAGTCATGGCTTCTCTCTTAATGCGTTGAGCTTGGCGAGGAGAGCGCGGGCACGACGAACCGCGTCCGTCGAAATTATGACTGTGGCATCACCACTACTATGCCGCGCGAAAACGTCGAGCACCGTCGCGCACTCCGCGAGCAGCGCTTCGAGCGCAGAGGCGCGGGTTACTGACAGCCGCTGAGTTTCGATGGCCTCGCCATATGCTAGACGCGCTTCGTCACGTTCTCGCTCCGCTTCCGATAGGGCTGCGCTTAGCCTTTCTGTCGCGTCTCCGTATCCGGACAGACGCTCTCGGACGTGTTCGATGAGGTGATCTGGCTGATGGCTGGCTGTGGCGGCCGCAGCCTTGGCCCATGTCTCCCTCACCGCACGCTCGGTCATGCCGGCCTCCGTGGGAGAGAGGCTCGCTCGTTCATGTCTCGCTCCTCCAGCCACTCCAGCCAAAACTCCAGCCACCCTAGTTTTTGAACCGTGCCGCTGCAGAGTGTAAGTGACCACTCCAGCCAGTTGCACACTGATCCAGCCGGATTGTAAATTGCTTAATAAAAACAAATACCTGGGCCCAGAAATGGGCCCAGGTTGTAGTGCTCATCGGGAAATATACGGTCGTTGAAATCATTGGATTTTTTCGTCACTCCAGCCAGGAATCCAGCCAGTCATGCCACCACCTTCAGCTGCGGGCGCTGCAGCTGGGCCACCGCCGTGGCGTGCGCCTCGACCGCAGCCGCCACGTCCTCGTCGAGCACCTGGGCGTAGCGCAGAGTGCTCTTCACGTCCTTATGCCCGAGGGCCTTTTGGACGAGGGCGAGATTGCCGGTGGCGCGCAAGAGCTTGGTTCCGTAGTCATGCCGCATGCTGTGAAAGGTCATGTCGGCCGGGATCAACCCGCGCCGCTTGGCCTCGTGCATGGCCCGGCCGAGCGACGCATAAGAGATCGGCTGCACCTGGCCCTTGTAGATGGTGGTGAACACGTAGGGCGTCGGATTGTTAACCTTGCAGACTTCGAGGATGCGCCGCATCTCGGTGGTGATTGGGATGGAGCGCTCGATGTCCCCCTTGCCGATGCTCTTGATGCGGCCGATCCCGATATCGACATCCTCCCAGCGGATCAGGCACTCCTTGCGCCTCAATCCCGAGATGCGGGCGAAGCGCAGCATCAGGGCGTAAGCCGGCGGCAAAGCACCGCGCAGGCCCTCCTCCTCGTGCGACCGGACCTCGCGATGCGCGACGCGCTCCTTGAGCAGCACCTCCTTGCGCTCGATCTCACGCACCGGCACCTGCCACTTGAGGCGGGCGCGGCGCAGGATTTTCAAGAGCAACCTGCCGACCGAGTGGTTGACGGTGGCATTGGAGACAGGCTTGCCGGCGCGCCGGCGCTCGGCGACCTGGGCCTGGCGCGCACGCACCAGATCCTGCGCCATGGCCGTGTCGATATCGGCGAGTTTCACGTTGACGCCGACAAGATCGACAAGGCGGTCGAGATAGCGATCCCAGGCCTTGACGTTGTTCTGGTGCGTCCAGCGGGACACCACCTCGTCGTAGTAGCGGCGGGCGCCGTCATAGATAGTCATGGCGGCACCCTCTCTGGAGACGCCGGCCTTCAGCTCGGCGGTCTTGGCCGCGACGAGATCCCGGAGGACGAGCTTGGCGGAGCTGAGATCTTCCGTTTTCGTCGAGCCTTGAAATTTGTCAGGGTAGCCAGCAACGCGGAAGGAGTATTGCCAGAACCTGGTCTTGTCGTTTCTGAAGAGGCCAGGGTGGTTTGACTTGGCAGACATGAGGCATTCCTTTGTTTTTCTAAATGGGCATCCAGGTCTTTTTTTCTATACCTGTAATGCCGGCGCGCATTGCCCGAGATGACTGCCGCCGGGAGGACGCCGGCGTGGGTCAGACGCCGCAGCAGGACTTGACTGATCCGCAAGTAGTCAGCGGCCTCGGTCGGCTTCAGAACATCAGGCACTTCACGCATGGCGAACTCTCCCGTGCCACAGTGGTGGGTTGATGGTCAAGCCAAAAAAGCAATATCTTGAAGAGGCTGGCCAGCATTATCCACCAGCCTGACTCGTCATTAATCCCCAGTTCAGAAATGACCGTCAAGCGGGTAACCTATTACGTTTTGGAATCAGTTGGCCGAACTGATTCCATTTTGGAATACTTCGGGTGATCAGGCCGGGTCATGCGTCGGCACCCTACGGGCGGTCGGCACGCCCGGCCCTCTCACGCGCCATCACCCATACGGCGCATCTCCGATTCCTGCAGCCGCCGGCGGCGTTGCTGCAGGGTCATCACGATGTCACGGCGAGCCTCATCCAGGTCGTCGTCGGCGCGCGCTCCGGTCTGGGCGATCGCCATGCCGAGCGCGCCCAAAAAAGCGCCGACCAACAGCCCGAGAGCCAGCATCGTCATGTGGACGGTTCCTTGACGAGGCTCGCCTTGGCGTCATGCGCCAGCACCATCAGGGCGGCGATCACCAGCCCCTGACACTGCCGCTCGCTCTTGGCCAGGCGCATGAGACGCATGAAGGCACCGGCCAGCACGGCCGCGCTCTCGACCGCATCGACACCCTCCAGCGGGCACTCCTCGGTCAGCACCTCGACGATGCGATCTTCCACGGCTTCGAGATCGATCATGGCAGCCTCCAAATGATCGGGGCAGGGAGAGGGCGGAAAAGCAAGCTGTGGGCGAAGGCGTTCGGCGTTTCGATCCACACTCCTGCGAGGGAGCGACTAGAAGCAGCGCCTGAGGCCGGAGGAGGCGTGGCCTCGGCGCCTGGGTCCGCCCGTTTGCCTGGTCCTTCCTCCTCCTGCTGGGATGGCTCGACGTTTCGATCCGCGCTCCGGTTCGGGAGCGACTCAATAGGAATATGCGCCGTGACGTACCAGCGGGTCGCAATGTGCGGACGCCGCAGATGCGCATAATGCCAGCGCGGCCAGACATATTGCCGAGCCAGACGCGAGCGGTCGCCGACGCATCGGTGCGCATGGGTGATGTAGACCAACCCGAGCCGGCAATGCGCGGCCTCGGCTGGGCAACCAAATAAGACAAGCTCGATAAGCAAGAGCACAAGGAGCTTGATTGGGTTCATGCCATCGCCCTCCTGCGTCCCGGCCAGGCGCGGAACATGGTCCCGTGTCACGGTGGTGTCAAGCAACCTCTCACGATATTCCTTAGATACCGCTAGAGATTACTAGAAGCTGCTCTAGGTGGCTCCGCACCGTTACTTGGCGTTGTTAGAAAAATGTCACAACGGTGACGTTGACGACTTGCACATTGGCGCTCTAATGTGACCTTCCGCCCGAGGGTATGACCATGACATTTGCCGAGTTCCTACTGCGCACCAATCTGCATCACACGGTGGTCGCGCGAGCCATGGGTGTGTCGCCGGAGGCGCTACGCCGCTACCGTTACGGCGATCGTCTCCCGGTCTGGCCGGTACTGGTGCGGCTCGCCGAGCTGTCGAAGGGCAACGTGACACCGAATGATTTCTTGCCGCTCGCCAAACGGCGCCTGAAAGACGCCGTCGAGAAGGGCAAGAAACGCCGCAAGCCTACCTCCAAGACAGGGCTATCGGTCGCGGCAGAATAGGCCGCCATGCGCGCCGAGGACGGCATCCAAAAGACGATCGTCGCCTGGCTCGAGGCGGTGGTGCCTGGCGTCTTCGTGTTCGCCATCCCTAACGCCGCGCGCCGAGGGCCTGGCCAGCGCGCCGGCAACGCCGTGCCGGGCCTCAAGAAGGGCATGCCGGATCTGTGCTTCCTTCATGACGAGAGGGCCTATTTCGTCGAGGTCAAAACAGGCAGCAGCAGACGCCCGTCGGAAGTGCAGGTCGACTGCCACCTCGAACTGATCGAGCGCGGCTATGACGTAACCGTCGCGACCTCGATCGAGGACATGCGCGAGGCGCTAGCGGCGTGGGGCATCCACACCAGGGAGGTCGCACATGTCTGACCTCAACCTGTTCGAGGCCTATGCCGAGACGACCAAGCCCGGCCACGAGCGGCGCCGCGAGCGCATCGCCTCCAAGCGCCGCGAGAACAAGCGCATCAAGGCGGCGATGGTCGAGCAGCACCAGCTGGAGAAGCAATATCGGGATCTCGAAAGCGAAGGCTACCGCGAGCTGCTCGAAGGCGACTATGGCCATGAGATCCAGCACCTCGCCAACTTCCTCGATCGCATGGGCATGCGCGACGGCGCCGAGCTCGTCGCCTTCATCCAGGGCTGCATCTGGCTCATCGCCGCGCCCGACGAGGTGCGCCACCAGGCGCTGCGCCTGATCGGTCGCGCCTGCACGCGCCTACGCGAGAGCGCGGGCTTGAGGCCCTACGACGACGGGCTGCCCTGGGATCAGGCAACGCCGGCCTTCATTCAATGTCGGGAGATTATCCATGGGTATGATCAAGGAGGCCCTCGCACGCTACGCCAAGGCCTCCCAGAGGCTATGGGCGCATGACCGCAGTCAGAGCATCGGCGCCTCGGAGATCGGCCAGTGCGTCCGCAAGAACTGGTTCAGCAAGCACGGCTCGCCGCCTGACCCGGCCTATGCCGATCGCTGGGGCGCCAAGAAGCGCGGCGACCTGATTGAAGCCTTCTGGGTCAAGGCGCTGCGGGGGTATCTCGGCAAGGGCATCCTGCACTATGCCGGGCAATATCAGCGAACCTTCATCGACCCCGAGAGCCGCCTGTCGGCGACGCCTGACGGACTCGTCGTCACCGAGGACGAGTGCTTCACCGTCGAGTGCAAGAGCATCGATCCGCGCGCCAAGATCGAGGAGGCGAAACCCGAGCACATCTTCCAGTGCCAGGTGCAACTCGGCCTCATCCGCGCGCAGACCCGCTATCAGCCGACGCACGCGATCCTCTGCTACATCGACGCCTCGTTCCTCGACGAGAGCCGCGAGTTCACGATCACCTTTGACGCAGGTGTATTCGAGCAGGCCAAGCGCCGGGCGGCGGCGATCTACGCGGCGAACAGCGCCGAGCAGCTGCGGCCCGAGGGCTACATCGCGGGCGGCGCCGAGTGCGAGTATTGCGCCTGGCGCGGCTCGTGCTCGGCCATGCGCGCCGGTCAGGTGCCGAGCCGGCAAGAGCCGGTCGACGACGTGGCGATCGGCGCATTGATGCGGCTCGCTGGAAACCGCGCCCGCTACAAGGCCAACGCCGAGGCCCTGGAGCTGCTGACACGCGAAGCCGAGGAGGAGATCAAGCAAGTCTTGCGCGACTACGGCACCCGCCGGGTGAATGCCGGCGGCATCTCGATCTCCTGGTCGGCGCTGAAGGGCCGGCCCTCGTGGGACTGGCCGGCGCTGCGCGCGGCGGCCGAGGAGGCCGGCCTCGACCTTTCGGAGTTCGAGACGGTCGGCGAGCCATCGGACCGGCTGCAGATCCGGTTAGGGGCCGTCGTCAAGGAGGCGGCCGAGTGATGGTCCGCTTCGACATCCACCAGTTTGAAGAAGACGCCAAGCTGCTGGAGCGGAGCATCCGCAACCTCAACGACGGTGGCGCCTGCGCCCGCTTCCTCAACAAGCTTCCCATGACCTTCGCGCGCCGAGGCCAAGTCGGCCGCATCTGGGAGCGGGCCAAGGAAATCCGCTCGCTGAAGCTCACGCCCAAGGAGGCAAAGACCAAGAACGGCCACCGCATATAGATCTCGTGCGGTGATGGGGGAAATGAAGAAGAGAGAAGAAAAGCTAAGAACAGGAACAGAGGACAGAAAGCAAAGATCATGACTAACGAAATCACCAGGCCGGCCACCACCGGCATGACCATGCCGCCGCAGCGCAATGTCTTCGAGGCCTATGCTGACGCTGTCAACCAGAACCGCATCATCGGACTGCTACTCAAGTTCTCGAAGGGCGAATGGTTGAGCGGACGCGACAACACCGAGATCGCCGAGGGCACTCAGCTGGTGGCTGGCTGCGATGGGTTGCTGATCGGTTGGATACACTGGCACGACAACAAGCCGACCGACTACCAGATGGGCCGGGTTGCGGAAGGGTTCGTGCCGCCCAAGCGCTCCGAGCTGGGCGACTTCGATCAGATGGACTGGGAGCGCGATGAGCAGAGCGGGCAGATGCGCGACCCGTGGCAGCTGTCTAACTCGATGCTGTTGATGGACGCGGCCACACGCCAGCTCTACACCTTCGCCACCGCGAGCAAGGGCGGCATCGGCGCCGTCGCCAAGCTGCTCGCGATCTACGGCAAGCATGTACGCCAGGTGCCCGACGCGCTGCCTGTGGTAGCGCTGCTCAGCGACAGTTACCGGCACCCCAACAAGGCCTATGGCAAGATATTCACGCCGCTGTTCAAGGTGACCGACTGGGTGCATCGAGGCGAGTTCGACGCGGTGCTGGAAGAGGACAGCGGCGCCGCCATCGAGGCGAGTGAGGCCGAGGAGGAGGAGGAGGAGCAGGCTGCCATCCTGCCGGCCGAGAAGGCGTCCCCGTCGCCCAAGGTCGCTGTCAAGGCGCCTGTCAAGGAGGCCGGCAAGGCGCCCCTGAAAGGAGCATCAAAGCAGCGCAAGGCAGGTCAAGACAACATCTCGTTCTGACCGAGGAGGCTTGATGGATGGTGAGGCAGCAACCCGGTTTCTGACGGAACTGTTTCGGGGCACCGAGGGCGACGTCTATGTCTGCTCGCTGCCCAACGAGCGCGGAACGAAGCCCGGCGAACGCTATGTGGCGACCCGCAACCCTGCCGAGGTCGTCACTTTCGCGGAGAAATGGGACAGGCCCGGCAGGGGCCTGTTCTTCTGCATCTCGACGCTCAAGCCAGACGCCAACCCGACGCCGCGCGGCTCGCTGCGTTGCAAGGCCAACGCCTGGCAGGTGCCGGCCATCCATGCCGACATCGACTATGACAAGGTCGTCATCCCGGAGCTGGGGCACGACAACAAGCAAGCCTATGTGACCTCGCGGCTGGAGAAGCTCGCCATGCCGCCCTCGATCATCGTGTCCTCGGGCGGCGGCATCCATGCCTATTGGTTACTTGCCGAGCCCCTAGAGGATCATGCGGTCGCCGAGGATCTGATGCGCGGCATGGCCCTCCTCGTGGCCGGCGACCCGGCCGTGTGCGAGGTGTCGCGGCTCATGCGGCTGCCGGGCAGCCACAACTCGAAGCGCGGCGAGCCGACGCGAACGATGATCCTCAAGCTGACGGGAGAGCGGCGTGTCTGAGCGAGAGCGCGCACTGAACAGGTTGCGCCGCATGCTGCGGGGCAAGCCGGTGCTGCAGGCCGGCACAGCCGAGTGCGCCAAGGCGGCCTCGCCGACTGAGGGGCTGAACCTATTCGAGCGCCACGGGGCGCAGTTCGGCATCAAGCCGCCGGTCGACGTCGAGGTCAGGCTCGCGGCCATGGCCTACCAGGGGGCCGGCGAGAGCGGCGTGCATGCGACGCAACTCTCGGTCACGGCCTCGATGTTGAACGCCGGCATGCCGCGCGAGGTGGTGGTCGACCAGGTGCTCGCCGCCACCATGGCCATCGCGCCAGCGGGCTGGGATCGTCGCCGAGAGCGCCGCGACCTCGAAGGCATGGTAGCGTCGTTCGATGCCAAGCTTGCCGCCGAGGGCCGCCCCAACGGGCCTGCACATGGCAACGGTGCCGACCCCGACCTCGACCTGTCCGCTCGGCACAAGGCCAAGGCCGCCGCACAGGCGTCCACCTGGCCGCTGCCTGAGTTCATCGGCGACCTGGCGCAAGCCATCCTGCCGCCACGCGAGTGGCTCTACGGCCGGCACTATGTGCGCGAGTTCATGAGCGTGACGGTCGGCCTGTCAGGCGCCGGCAAATCCAATCTGGCTATCGCCGAGGTGGCGGCCATGGCGAGCCACCGCAACCTCGTCGGCGACCTGGCAGAGGAGCCTCTCAGGATCTGGTATCACAATGGCGAAGACCCGCTCGACGAGCTGAAGCGACGCTTCCTCGCAGCCATGCGGCACTACGAGGTCGGAGGCGCGGAGGTGGCCGACCGACTGATCATCACCTCGGGCCGCGACATCAAGCTGCTGGTCGCCGAGCCGGGGCTGCGCAGCCACCACTTGGCGCGTGGCGAGGACGTCATTGACTGGATCAAGCGCACGATCGCGGCTCGCGAGATTGACGTCATGATCGTCGACCCGCTGGTGTCGACGCACCAGGTCGACGAGAATAGCAACGTGCATATGAACGCGGTGGCCGAGATCTTCGCCGAGGTGGCGCGCGACTGTCGTTGCGCGATCGATCTGGTGCAGCATTCGCGCAAGGCGATCGGCGAGGAAATCACCATCGACCATGCGCGCGGCGCCTCGGCGCTCATCGCTGCGTCGCGATCCGCGCGGGTGCTCAACACCATGTCACGCGAGGAGGCCGACGGGTTTGGCGTCAGCGAGCGGCGTCGCTTCTTCCGGGTCGAGAACGGCAAGAGCAGCATGTATGTGCCTGCCGACGAGGCCGAGTGGTTCGAGATCCGCTCGCACAAGCTCGACAACGGGCCGGGCGGCAGCGAAGGCGACAGCGTCGGCGTCGTGACCGAGTGGGAGCCGCCCGGCCCGTTCCGCGACATCGTGCAACACGATATCGACAAAGCCTTGTGGAGTGTCGCCAAGGGGCAAGAGGACGGCAGCCTGTGGCGCCTGGCGAGCAACGCTGCCGATTGGGTCGGCTTGCCGATCGCCGAGGCGCTCGGCATTCACACTCAAACAGCCGAGGGGCGTCATCGATTGGCGCGGATCGTCGAGACGTGGATCGACGAGAAGCTGCTCCGGGTCGTCTTGAAACCCGACAAATATCGCCATATGCGCGAGTTTGTCGATGCTGCGTCGGTGCGGTGATGGTTGCCGACGCAGACCGACGCGACGACGCACAGCAAGGGGTTGCGGCGATGCGTCGGCAGGCGTCGCCGCAGCTCGACGCACCGACGCACAGCGATCTCTCTCTACGTCAACATTTCTACGGGTTTGCGTCGGTGCGTCGGCTGCGGGGTGGGGGGGCTAAAGCCCCCCCCCCACCCCGTCGCTGCGGCTCCTGGCGCAGCAGACGCTTCCTACGCAAACCCTTGCCAGTCGGTAAGGCAACCTGCCGCCGCAGGGGGGTTGCATGAGGCGTCCTGTTGTCCTGTCGACGTTCCAGCGTGTCGGCGACGCTATCGCGCAGCCAGAGCCTGTCGGGCTGTTTCCTAATCGTGTGCTCGCGGCAGGAGCCGTGGCCGACCCATACGGCATCGAGCGGCGGCGCAAGGTCAGGGTCACGATCGCGGTCGACACGCTCGATCGCCTGCTCATGGCGCGCCGCATCGGGCCAGGCGAGCACGCCGCCGGCCGAACCTATCAGCGCCTGCTGGAGATCAGCCTCGGCGGATCAGCACTCGAAGGCGGCGGCGTCAGGACCGCGCAAGCCGACGACATCATCGCCAAAGCCATCGAGCGCGCCGGCAAGGTCGAGGTGCAGCTGTCGAGCATCCGACGCCGCATCGGCTGGCGATCGGAGCGGCTGTTGCGCCAGGTGCTGGTCGAGGCCAATCCCAACACCGGCCTGGGCTGGACCTTGAACGAGCTCGCACAGCAGGATGGCGGCCTCGGTAAGCACCACGCCTTCGCACTGAGCCAGCGACTCGTCGAGACACTGGAGGATCTGGCGGCGCACTGGCGCGGCGTCAGGATCGATTGAGGAGGATCGGATGAGCAACTATCGCGAGGGCCTGCCGCCGCTGCCACCACAGATGCGTGACTTGCCAATCGATCCGCGCGGTTTCCCGGTGCCTTGGTTCACGCCGTGGGACAACACCGAGGGCCGCTGGCGTTTCGACGCGGCCGACACCAACAAGATCGGTGTTGCGGTACGTCAGCGGCGCTGTTGGATCTGCGGCCAGGGGCTTCACAAAAATCTCGCATTCGTCATCGGGCCCATGTGCGCCATCAATCGCACGACCAGCGAGCCGCCGAGCCATTGCGAGTGTGCAAGCTTCGCGGTGCGGGCTTGTCCATTCCTCATCAGGCCGAGGATGCGGCGCGCGCCGATGGCTGACGATGCGAGCAAGCCAGGCGGCATCATGCTGGAGCGCAATCCCGGCGTGTCGCTCATTTGGGTGACACGGATATTCAGCGTCATGCCCAGGTATCGCCTGTTCGGCGTCGGTGACCCGGTCAGGGTCGAGCAGTGGGCCGAAGGACGCAGCGCAACGTCGGCCGAGACGATCGAGAGCATTCGCACCGGTCTGCCGGCGCTGTTGGCGTTGGTCGCCAACAGGGATGAATGGCTTGAGGTCAGAAGGCGCCTCAATGACGCTTGGCGCGCGCTGGGGCTGCCTGGCGAGGGCGAGTCGTTGCTCGATAGCCTGGAGCTGCAACGGGCCTCCACGGGCCTCCTAGAGGCTTCTAGGGCCCATCCTTGACAGGGGCAACCCGCAAGCCGATGCTTGTGGCATCGTCATATTGCTCGTTTGGAGCACAAAAAAAGCCCGCCAACTGGCGGGCTTTCGCGTAGGTGAGATCACGTGCCAGTCAGCAAGCTCCACAGCCAATACGTGGCGAAAGAGCCAACCCCGCAGCCGATGGCGCCGCCCAGGTCCAAGAGCGCGAGCCAGCTACGGCCAGGTCAGCATCGCACGCCGTTTCTTGATCAGCGGGTGCGCGAGAAGATCCAGACAAGCATGCTCGTCAACCTTCTGACCGAGCACGTCAAAGGTAAGAGGAAAATGCGCTCGACCCAAGTACGGGCCGCGCTAGGTTTACTTGCGAAGGTTTTACCTGATTTGCAAACGATAGACTTGGCTGCGACGCTCACCGTGCGCAAGGTAGTCAGGGACGAGCCGCTGTCCGTCGAGGATTTCGCCGCGAAATACTGTGAAGGACCAACGCTCGACTTGAAGCCGAACTGAGCCACGCTGGTGGACTCGACCGCTTACCAGGTGCTTACCCGAAACGCTGCTTGAGCCGTTTACAGAGGGGAACTCGGCGAAGAACACGTTATTACTAATAGCGAGTTCGCTTAGTCGCTCCCTCACGGGAGTGCGGATCGAAACAGCGCGACGACTGTATAGTCGCCTCACCCGCTAGGGGGTTAGGGGAGGGCCTGCCAGGGGAGGGGTGGGAGGGCCTGGCCGGGGCCCCCTCCCACCCCTCTCGGTCGGGACCGGGGATGGACCGCGACGTCGGTCGGTTCCGGCGCCAACACCCTCCCCACGCGGAGCAGATAAAAACACACCCCACCACGCTGGAGGATTGCTTGCTTTTACCTGACGCCGATTTGCCTGAGGAGGTTGTCTGGGCGCCGCAGCCTGGGCCGCAGGCGGTGCTTTGCAAGTGTCCGGCGCCTGAGATCTTCTTCGGCGGCTCGAGGGGTGGCGGCAAGACCGATGGCGTGCTGGGCCGTTGGGCGGCGAAGGAGGCGCAGTGGGGCCCGAATTTCAACGCCATGATGTTCCGGCGGACGACGGTGTCGTCGACTGATGCGATTGACCGCTCGAAGGAGATTTACCGGCCATTGGGTGGGGTGTTCAACGAGTCGAAGCTGACCTGGCGGCTGCCGCATGGTGGGCGGGCTGGGTTTGGCTATCTCGACTCGATCGACGACGCGGGCGAGTATCAGGGCCGGAATTTGACTGACGCCTGGATCGAGGAGGCTGGGCAGTATCCATCACCTGAGCCGATCTTCCGGCTGTTTGGGGCGCTGCGTTCGTCGGCCGGCGTGCCGGTGCAGATTATCCTGACGGGCAATCCTGGCGGCCCTGGCCAGACCTGGATTCGCGAGCGTTACGAGATGGTGCCGTTTCCGAGGTGGACGCGCATTCTGGTGAAGGATCTGCCGAACGGCACGACGCACCAGGTCGCGGTGATCCCGTCGCGGCTGCTCGACAACCAGATTTTGATGCAGCGCGATCCTGGCTATGCGTCGCGGCTGACCATGGTCGGCAACCCGGCTCTGGTGCGGGCTTGGCTGGAGGGCGATTGGAATGCCATTGAGGGTGCCTTTTTCGCCGAATGGAACGAGGCGCGCCATGTGGTGGCGCCTTTCGAGGTGCCGGAGCACTGGCTCAAGTTCCGCTCGATGGATTGGGGCTCGGCTTCGCCGTTTTCGGTTGGCTGGTGGGCCGTTGCCTCAGATGACTACACCCTCCCTCAATTATCGGCGGGCCTGGGGAGAGGACTCGGAGGAGTTTGTGGGCTGGGAGCAGGCCTACCGCCGGGAGGGGTTGACCGAGGACGAGATCGACCTGGTAGAGGCGCACCTGCGGGAGGAGCAGCGGCTGCGCTTCAGGCAGGCCCTCGCCGCTATATCCCGCGCGGTGCGCTCATCCGTTATCGTGAGTGGTATGGGGCTGCGAAAATTGGGGAGACGTGGGTCGGGTTGAAGCTGCCGAATGAGTTGATTGGCGCCGGCATCGTCGAGCGCGAGAAGGAGGAGCGTGTTGCCTACGGCGTGCTCGACCCGTCGTGCTTCAACCAATCGGGTGGGCCTTCGATTTACGAGCAGATGCGGCAAGGCGCCCGCCAGGCTGGCGGCTCGCTGATCTTTCGCGAGGCCGACAACACCCGCGCCCCCAAGCGCGGCGCCATCTCGGGCTGGGGAGCGTTGCGCACCCGCTTGGTCGGGACCGACGAGGCGCCGATGCTGTTCTGCTTCGACACCTGTCGTCATCTCATCAGGACGCTGCCGCTGATGGAGCATGACCACGACCGGCCCGAGGACATCGACACCGACGCCGAGGACCACGCGGTTGACGAGTGTCGTTATGCCTGTCTGTCGCGGCCTTGGGTCAAG